TCCTGGGAAAGCAGACTCCCAGGGCGTGCCGTATGCAGCTTGCGCTGCTGCGTATTGCCCAGGAGTGTGTTGAGGTGTAATCCATCCTGTTCCTGTCCAGATATTACCCATCTCGGCCATAGCTGCCATATATGCCTCGTAGGTTGGGTAATTATACAACTGCCCTGACAGTAGGCTTTCTGCTAATCCAGCGCCAACACCAACTGCGCTTCTCAGATTATTCAATAATTGAGCTTGCATATCAATTATTGATTTAGTATAAGCACCAAAATTACTCTTTGCCTGCTCAAGCGCCATCTGCTGCGCCTTAACCATATCGTCTACAGCAGTTGTGGCGATGTCTGTGCCTTCTTCTATATCGTAACCCATGCCAAGAGCAGCTTGCCCAGTTGTGTCCATTTCCGATTTGAGGTCGGCGGTCAACCCGGCAGATTCTAATAGCTGGTTTGAATAATACTTGAGGTCATTACCCAATATTCTTAAATACTCAGCGAATGTTAGGGGTTCTTTCCCCTCGAATAACCGCTGTAAATTCCATACTGCGAGACCCAGAGCCAGACCTGCGGCAAGGGCTACGCCTGCTATCGCAACCCACTTCAAGAACGCCGCATAGGATGCTAATATGGCAATTTTTAGTAACTGAAAGCTTTTAACTATTGAGGGTAGGAATATCAATAATGTACCCATCGGGATTAATAGTAGCCCTAACCCGCTCGTAAAAATTATAATCCTCTTTGTAAGTTCAGGGTGTGCTTCTGTCCAGGCTATAATCTGGGTGGTTACTTCTTTCAAATCCTCAATAAGCGGAATTAGCGTGGGAATTAATTGCTCCGCTATGACAACTTTGAATTTATCCGTAGCACCTTTTAATTGCCCCATTTGGTCAGTGAGCGTCGCGGCAGCTACGGCAGCTTCCTTGTCGAAGATAGGAGCAAACTTTTCAGCCTCGGTCATCATCGCCCTTAGACCTTCTGTCCCATCGGCAAGCATGGGAAGCAATGCCGTGCCCGCTCTCCCGAACACCTTTTGGGCTATAGCTGCTCTTTCAGATGCGTCCTCTACGTTGGAAAGAGCCTCGGATAGCATCATAAATTGCTCTTCTGGTGACTTGCCTTCAAAGTCCTCTACCGCTATGCCTAGTCTGTCAAGTTGCCTCACTGTTTCAGCCAGTCCATCTTTAGCATCGAGGATTGTCGTACTCATGCGCTTGGCTGCCTTCTCAACATCGGCCAGACTAGCCCCGCCTATCCCAGCAGCATACTTCAGACGGGATAGTGTCTCAGTAGCAAAGCCTGTCCTGAGCGACATTTTGTGGACTTCATCGCCCATATCAGCATAGGCTTTTACACTGGCAACTCCCATAGCAATAATAGCGCCCCCCATAGCAACCATGCCGATACCGATAGCCTTCTGGTGCTTCTTGATTGTATCGCCAATACCAGACATACCTTTATCAAGGTCTTTGGTATCTACACCTAATTTAAGGACGGCATCGCCCACGCTAATCGCCATCTTTTGTCTCCCACTTTATAAATCCTGTACCGCTTGTTTGCGCCTTGAACATCCGCTCTGATACAACGGGTTCTGACGGCTTCTCTTTCGTGGCACTTGTCTCCCTGCCTTTCCTCTCTACCAACTTATTCACCATGAGATTGAATAGTTCGTCTGTCCAGTTGTTTACAATATAGTCCGGAGTAACATGCCACTCGGTCATTATAAATTCAAACGCGCCGCCTACCGAGAGCCTTTCTTGGTTGTCTTCTCCCCCACTCCGTAAATCCTTTTCATTGTGTCGGGAACACTCTGAGCTAAAGGGAAGGCAACTTCCATCACCGCCTTGAAAGCCACGGCCATTTCAGCATCGGTAGCCTTGCTCTCAATATCTTCCCTGTCCAGCTCCTTGGCATACTCAAAGAACAGGTCAAGCACTTGGTCAGGCATATCAACCAATAAAATTGTCAGGGCTTGCTCAAAGTCCTCCGGCGTGTCTGTGGAAGTCTTGGAGAGTGCAGATACCGGAGAGATTAACTTGATAACCTTCTGTCTCCACGGTCTTGAGTCTCGGATAACCAGGGGGGCGACCTCATAAGTCTTACCCCCCAGGATTACCGTGATATTTGCTTGCGCTACTATTTGTTCTTCAGTTCTATCCATGATTTACTCCTTTTAGCTTCTTACTACGCCGCGTTGTCAACTATGGTTACTGCCGGGTGGCCCGTGGTCTTCAACGCCTGGAATGTTACCGGCACAACGGTCTTCTCACCCTTCTTGTAAGGCATTCCAACCGCTCCTGTGGCTGTGCATGACGGGAAAATCCACTGCCTGTAGTGACCTGCCGGATTCTTGCCGGTCACAATAAGTTCCATCTTTTTAATGGTGCCGGCACCCAACTTCAAGATATTACCGGACAACAGACTCCCTGCCATAGCCACATCCATATTAAAAAGGGAACTCTCAGCCATGTTGCAGGTGACCTCCATTGCCTCTTCAGTGAGAACATTGTCAACCATAAACGTTTCTTCCTCTACCATAATAGGCACCGTAGTGGCAGTATAGGTCATAATCACGCCATCTTCCGTGTAGCCTATGTCGGTTGAGGGAGCGGATAGTGTAATACCAGCAGTCCCAGTATCACCTGGCTCCAGATTGTAGGCGACACCATTCAGATAGATATTCTGCACAAAGCACTGGCGCTCTGTAGCTGTCTCCCATAATTCCAATCTAACACGGGTTAATACCCAAGTTGTAAGAGCGGTGACGGCATTCTGAAGAGGACAACCAATGCCAACCCCTGCACCCGCGCAAGCAGCCACCAGCCCAGCCCAGGCTTGAGGCGCAAAATTAGAAAATGAGCCGTCTAATTCAGACCAGCCTCCATAGTATGCGGTATCAGCAGCAAAGGTTCTTGAAGCCCAGATTCCATCACCTGCTATAACTGGCGCTGTACTCGTTATATCTATCCAGCTATTGCTATTTGGGTCAGAAAAGCGGCACTCCATACCAATCCACCAAGCCACACCCACAGTTACAGATCGTCTGTAGTCATAACCCCACCGTGCAGCTAGAGCCGTCCACTCGGCGCAAGTCAGCGATGCCGCAGCCCCAGATGGTGTAATCTGGACATTAGTGCTCCCATAGGCCCCGGTTGCGGGCTTGGAGAGCTTCACCGAATAAGTAGCCCCGGGATATACGTATTCCTGTGACCACTCAGCCTTTGCACCTGTTGGAGAATGGCCGACCGATAAAGTGGCCACCCCGGTCAATACGTTTGATATTGTGTTTCCCATTAGAATTTACCCCCTGCTAAGAAATTGGCAACCTTTCTCTCATGCGCCAGTTGCCTTGACGCTAGTTGCTTCGGGTCTAGTTCCACCTTTCCATCATCGGCTTGTTGAAAATAAACCTCTGCATTTTCGATTTCTAAATCCTCTTCTGTTATTTCTTCTTCATTGTCTGGCATGATTCCCTCCTTAATATTCTATATAGAAAAAGGCGACCTGCGCCGCCTCGTGCAATGGGAGTTGAGTAGTCATGGCGAATCCAAATCTGGGCGTTTTATTACTCAGCCCGTATCATTATTCTAAAGAATGTCAATACCCTAAAATAGTTTTGGATTTCTTGGTCAACCAAGTCCTGACCCTGTACCTCTTCAATGGCTGACATAATCTCATGCGTTGGGCTGTAGCCTGCCCCTGTCACCCAAATATCACCCATCCCTACTCCGCCTGTAGCTGTCCAGTAAGTCGCAGTCAGCATTCCAGTAATGGGCTTGTTTCTGTTATTGGCCGTGTGGGATAATATGCAATAGTAGTCATTGCTGTCAGTGCCGATTACGGTTGACGGGCTTGCGACAGATACATTCTGGATACCTTGAAGCGCATCATATAAAGCACGGTAGACTTCCCGTGCTTTCATTGAACCGGATTTACCACCGTCTGTATCGGTAGCCCAGCAATCAAACTGGACTGAAGGCTCTGGTATACCAGGGATATAAGGGGTTGAAGTTCCACCACGGGTAAAGAAGGAAATAGCCGGCCCATCCACCAGTTTAATCTTCTCAGGTAGCCTAGGGCAATAAATCCTCTCACCAACAAGGGCTATTAAATTATCAACCTTTGCCGACGATGTGGTTAGATAAGAATGTATAATTTTATTGGTGTCTGCTACGCTCATTATGCCATGTGTCCTTTTATATTATTGGGTAGCTTGCTCTTGTTCATGTCAAAGGCTGGTTTTATATATGGCTGCGGATCCATTCGGGCAGTACCAGTTTCAAGGTAGCCACCATAGCCCGATGTGGAGTAGATAGCGCCCTCTAATGTCTTTAAGTCTGGTTCCCCTGTTTCAAACGGTTTCTCCCCTGCTTCGGGATTGCCCGTTCTGACAGCTTTGTTTTCTACTTTATAGGCTATTGACCGCCTGTTGTGTCCTGTATCTACCACGCATAATTCGATAGCATCATGGGCTATATCGGTAACAGAGTCTACTAACCCTTGCCTGACAGCCTTCCCTACTTTATCCTCAACATCTTTCGACTTGATATTGACTATCCAGTTGGTTGTAATCTTCACTTGACATTCCTTATTTTGTAGTGTATACCAATAGGGGGTGGATAAATGGAACTTGCAAAACTCAGAGAGATAAATACCATTCTGCAAAACCTGAACGAAGACCAAGAGGAATCCCTAGAACTAATGCTAGCTAATGGATTTGCTATTGAGGAAGCCACTGCATTGCTTCTGGAAATGCACGAGAAGGGTTATACAGGGTTACGGGCACAAAAGTTTGTGTTAACACCCCTTGGCAAGGCAATCGCAGAAACATTGAGTTAGCATTACCTAGCTGTCCTCAGCAAACATTCCTTATGGTGGCTGTCTATACCGTCCTGCCTGTTCATTACGAGCAGTATTTCATACATCACCCACGCATCAACCGTTCCCCAGTAGATGTTGACTCTATCCTGTTCCGTGACGGTCACATCGCCTAGGAATAGTTTATAGTCAGCAACAACCAGCTCGGCCCCAACCTTGACCTCGACACCGCTTACCGGCATTATCCGACAGGCTATATCTGACAAAGCAGGGACTACCGCCCATGTCTCTTTAGGTTTCCCATAGCCATCGGCTGCACCCGCCGTATAGCGATATACTGAAGCTGAGTTAATCAACAAAGAAGTGTAGCTCACGTTATCTCCTAATTAAGATAAAATACCATCCAGTATGATATTTCCTTAGTTTCATGCCTGACTAGATAAACAGTGGGATAGATTGGATTAACCAATGTTATGTGTTTCATTAGTCCTCCGTAGCCTTATTCAAAGGCAGCCAAGTCCGGCTCCGCCCATGTCATAGCAGGAGTCGATGCTGATTCCTCTTTGTATTTCTTGGCTAAAGCTATCCAGTTGTCGACTGATTTCTTGGAGTAGGAGTAGTCACCTATTTTCTCCGCTGTCATACCATCCATAACAGTAGCCGCAAGGGATTCAGCCGCATAAGATGCAGCCATTAACACATCATTCGAAGCCATAGACAGGAACGCGTCTATCTCAGCGTCAGATAATGTGCATGAGATTGTGGAGGTATCATTGACCAGCCGTCTAACTTTCCCTCTATCTGTGGTTATATCATAACTACATGCACACATTGACTTACCTCACGACTTACGATATAATAACGGTATGACATCATCGAAAGCCTCCTATAATTAAGTACATGCCATAATTTACTCCTCACTTATTGGTGAAGGTAATTCTAAAGCTATAGAAACTCTTTACTCAAGTATAATACTCTCTATCTTTCGCTGGATAAATTCGTAGAACTGTTGGGCGGTATCTCTTTGAGCTTGAGTTAATTCTCCCCATACATCAACCCGGTGTGACATACCTATCTCACCATAGCTGACCTCACAATCAACTATCAACCCGGTTACTATATCTCCCTTCCTCTCAAAGTGGAGTGGGTTGACTGAGGTTACCTTTTGAGCGACAAATGTTTTAGCCATTTTTTACCTCCTATTATTTTATGCACTGGTTACTGTTTCCCAAGCAGCAGCTACTCGCACTACTAACTTATGGAGAGTAACATCGTAAGCTAACATTCCTTCAACAGGTGTAGCTGGTAAAGCACCAGTAGCGACTGGTAGAATACACATTGGTAAGGTAGCCTGAAAGTAAGGGTCAGCAGCCCCTTGAAGGCGAGCTACCTCAACAGCACCTACACCAGTATCCTGAGCCTCAAATGCAAGGTAGTTGTTAGTCACACCATAAGCTCTAATAACTACGGCATTTGCTTGGGCATATAGACGGGTTCTGAAAAGTAGAATGTCAAGGCTCAAATCCTCGTAGGCGGTATCGGCAGTATTCCTTATTGCTAAAATGCCTGCACTTTCTTCGTCAATGAAACAGGTAGTAGTCCTCAGCTTATTAGCCCCGATACTAATATCCCCACCAGCAGTAAAGGCAGGCATAGTCAAGCCAGTGGTAGCAATTGTGCCGTTGATTGTAGGTGAAGTCAGGGTCTTATTGGTAAGGGTTTGAGTTAGGGTAGTGCCTACAATATTCCCAGCATCTACTCCGTGAATAGCGGTAACTACATTTTTATGAGTAGTTAGTTCGGCTGGCTCACCTGATAGAGAAGCAATACTAAT